TTACCGAATCACATTACCATGCTGTACGCAGCGACCATCGTTGCAGTTAACGGCATCCACTCTGGCGGCACGGTGATTTCTGGCCTGAGCGGTAACCGTCGCTGCTGCCACCGGATGTGCGGAGTTTGCCACTACCGCAGCGCGCTCGACCGGGTGAAAAATAACGCCAGCAAACGCAGAGCAAGGGGCGAGTAATGCCATCACAATGAGGATTCGTTTCATTCCATATCTCCGTTATTTTTTAAGAAGTGAATTCGTGCTAACGGCGGCAGAGTACAGTACAGCGATACGGGATGTTGTGTGTATGGGTGCTATTGGCAGGGAAGTGGCAGAGGGCGTGGCAGGTGGGCAAATGTCCCCTGCATACATCGAATAAGTAATGCAGGGGATTGGTTTGAAAGGGATTTGTTGCGGTTGTGTTTTATTTTACCCGTGTATTTACCCATCGTGGCGGTTCAGGAGCTTTTCTTTGAAGGCGCAGTGCTCACTATATAACCAGCGCGCGCGGCCGTGGATGAGTTTGCTTTTTGGCAGGGTGCCGTCTTTGATGCGGTCGTAGATGAAGGTCTTTCCGAAACCAGTATCGGCCATGATGAATTTCAGATCAACCAGTGAGTCGGGTTGCAGTTGGTGTTGCATGGGTTTTATCTCCGGTCTGGAAATCGAACCTGGAAGCCAGGCAAAAAGAAGCCCTCGCAATGGAGGGCTGAAAGGGGGATAACGTGGCAGTGCATTCGCACCCAATAGCCAGCTCATAACTGGCTATCAGTTGCGTCATTGCATCAGACCGAGGTCATAGTTGAGAAGCTCCAGACATTCCCTGTCCTGTTCGAGGCAGTAATCCCACGATTCCTGATCAGGCCATTCGCGAGCTATTTGCCATTTCCAGCCACCGCTATGCATAACCCGGCGAACTTTGCGCTTAACGATGGCGTCCATGTCGAAAATCACACCTCCACCTCCGCCAATGCCGTTGCGTAGTACATCCAGATCAACCTCAATGACCCGGAACAGCTTCGGTAATTTCGGCAATTCTTCAATACGCATAATCTCTCCTCATGCCGCGCGCATAGCGCGAAGCGATTTAATGTGCTCGCTCGTCTCCAGTTCGGCGCGGATCTGCTCCGCCTCCCGGTGGTCGAGTGGTTCGAAATCGTTAATGAATCGGTCGATTGACGCGGAGTTGATCCGGCCCTGTCGCCAGTAGCGGACAACTTCTGATGTGGTGGAATGAATAATTACGGGCCAGTTATGCTGGTCGGCGAATATCTGGCCGCGCTGGATTAGCTTGAACATTGGCTGACTCCTGCTTGCGCTTTAATTCCTCTCGGTACGCGGCAACCTCTTTAGCCTTTCTTTTCTGCCGAGGTGACGGTTTCGCATGCTCCCAGACAAAAGGCCAGTTACTGCCCCATACCTGCCAGCGCCTATTGCTGATCCGATAGGTGTTGTTGATGTGAGCTCCAACCAGGTGGCGGGCTTTCCTGTTGTTCATCATCCCGCCCTCTGCTTATTCCGCAATTCCTGCTCACCCTGGCAATCAACGCACATCGTGCATCCCGGATACGCTTTCCGGCGCGCATCGCTGAGCTGTTCATCGCACTCAACACAGTGCGTTGACGATACCGCATCACGGTTAATCCGGTGAGCACTCAACGCAGCATTACGCTGCAACTCTTCGACGGCTGATGCGTCATCTGCAAAATCTGCCATGGTCAGTGCTCCTTAAACTGGCCGTTGATGCGACCGATCGTGTAGACGAATAATAAAAAAGGGACGCCAAGTCCCTTTATCTTCTCGAAGTGCTTAGCCAGTAGCGGCCTGCTGACAGCATCGAATTTTGGCTTTGGCTTCTTCGCCAGTTCAGCCTTCATCTCATCGCTGCAGCGCTTTGCGGTAGAAAGCATCACGTTCTCCTGCTCAACGGTCATCTTCTTCATGCTGCCTCCCGCCGGGCGATAAGTTTCGCTCCGAAAGTCATTAATACGTCGCGCTCCACGAAAGTGGATTCGCAGTGTGTTCGCGGGAATGGCCGCCAGATGATGAGCATGGACCCTTTATTGTTTCCTGACGTCGGCTTGCCGGTGGCCGGGTTGATGAATGCCAGCCGCCCGGCGGTGATGAAGCGCACCTCGCTCGCAGTCTCGATAGCCTCACGGAACCAGCCGACGGACGTATCAGCCGGAACCAGCATTACGGTGCCGATCTGATTCTTGCTCTCCGCTGCGGCTTTCTTCACGAATGGCGTAATGTCGCTATAAGGTGGGTTGAGCCAGGCGTAACCGGGGATGGTGAGGTAATCGGCCCACGGAGTTTCCAGCGTATTCTGCTCTGCGGTGATGAACTTGCGGCACAGCGTGTTATGCGGCGCTGCAGCGGCGTCCAGCTGAAAGCAGAACTCAGCATCCAGTGCGGCGAACAGTGCCGGTGGCGTTCGCCATAAATCACGCTGATCTGCTGGCGTGTTACTTCCGGTGTAATCGGTCATGCCGCCTCCTGCCTGTTGAGATATTCCTCAGCCAGTCGCTGCGCCTTGAGTGGGTTGCGGATAACGTCACCCCATGGCATCAGCCAGCCGTTAGGCCCGACAATGAATGCCAGGCGAAGTCCGTGGACTACTATGTCGTCGTGAGCGTGTTTCATTGCGTCACTCTCATTTCAGGTTTAAGCCGATATTCCATTCCCCCAAGGCATTTCCCGCCAAACTCCTGACCCCACGGCGTCGCATCACACATCTCCTTCACCATCTCCAGCTCAGCAGCAGTGATGTACTCGCTTTTCTCTTCCAGTGAGCCACCCCAGCCCGCGTAGAAAGCTTCGTGAGTGACCAGGTTAACTCCGGCGTTGAAGCATCCGTCGCCCGGGTTAACGCCGCTCCAGTAGGTAGCAATAAAGTTGCGCTCATCAACGCTTAGCAGCCGGATAAGCGTCTCTTTCGAGTAGTGGCGTCTGCCAGATATGTGGTGCATAGCGAATTGCGGGTGTGGTTAACCCGCCTCCGTGAGGTGAAATAGGATGGTAAGAAGGGGGTTACTTCTGGACTAACTTCTGCCAGATAGCAGAGACATACTTGGCCTGATGAATGGCATCATCCAGCGCGCTGTGGCGGGTTCCTTCGAATGGCATATCGCGCTTAGGGTCGAAGCCGATCGCTTTACCCATCTCAACGACAGTGCGCACATCGCGGTCATTCCACCATTGCCATGGTGCTTCCTGCCCGGTAAGCGCGTAGCTGTTGCGGAGAATGACGCAGTCGAACGATGCGCCGTTGCCCCACACCTGAACGAATCGCGGCTTTGAGTGCTTGGCGATGAAATCAGACAGCCAGCACAGGGCGGTTGAAAGGTCCTGCGTGTCAGTGGTTAACGATTTGCGAGCATCTTCGCCTTGCTCCATCCACCACAGGATTGTTGAGGCGTCAGGCCGTGCGCGGAACCGCATTGATGATTCAAGTGATACGTTCACCTGGAAGTCATCTCCAGTTGCGCCAGTGTTTGGATCAAAGAACACAGCGCCAATGGAGATGATCGGCGCATAAGGCCCGTTACCCATCGTTTCGAGGTCAATCATTAAGTGGTTCATATCTTTCCTTAAAATGGGATATCGTCATCGAAATCCATTGGCGGCTCGTTAGACGGAGCTTGCGCCGCGCGCTGCTGCTGACGTTGTGGCTGAGATGCCGCCTGCTGGCTCTGTTGTTGACTATTTCGTGGCGGAAGGTCGATATCCCGCACAAGAATGGTGGGTGTCTGCGCCTGCGATCCGTCCTGCTTGGTCCATTCTTCAACGACGAACTCACCCGTCACCGTGACCTTTGCACCCTTAACAATCGCCGTGGAGAGCTTCTCAGCCATCGCGCCGAACATCTTGCAGTTCAGCCAGGAGGTTTTCTCGTTGTCGCCGAACCCGGACTTAGCCGGGATCGAGAACGAGGAGATGTGTTTACCATTTGGGGTGACGCGGAGAACTGCGTCTTTCCCGACATTGCCAGAAACTGTGATCGTGTTAATTGCCATTTATGCCGCCTGAGTTTGTTGCTGGAGTTCGCGTCCGCGAGTTTTATAAGTTTCGGTAGCACGGGCCTCATGCTCTTTGGAGTTGCCGAGTTTCGGCCACACCTCTTTGTACGCCGTCTTCAGTTCTTCGACTGACTGAGCCAGCGCCGCTTTATCGGCAAACTCTTTCAGCGCATCCTCAGCGGCCTGCGGGGTGATGTAATACACCTCAGCATCCGGATCGACAGCGGTCTGCTCTGTCGGGATACAGAAGGTCTGGAAAGCTGCGTATTTGTAGGCGATCGACATGGCCTTGTTGGTGGCCTTGTCACCGCTGTCCATCGCCTCGCCATAGGTCACTACTGTGTGCTTACTGCCGTCCTCGGTGGCGACAAAATCAAACTCAGCCTTAACTACGACGTAGAACAGAACGCCGCCGGTCTTTGTGGTGCGCTCCGTCACGGTGCGTTCGGTGATGCGGGGTAGAATTACTAGGCCATGCTTCGCCAGCATCGGGGCCAGCGCGTTGTAGACCTGGTCGATGCCGCGGAATGCAAATCCCTGCTGTCGGTTCTCACGGTCCTTACTGATGCCGACCTCTGCCATATCCCTGGCGACGGCGCTGATGGCTTTATAAACACTCATACATTCCCATCCTCTCTGCCTGCTGCTCCGTGCGGTGATCGGCGAGCGCTTCCTGCGCCGCCAGTTCGTGGGTCATTGGCTGCTCTGCAATGGAGCCAGTCATCAGATTGACGAACTCGTCTTCATCCCAGCGCTCCATAGCACTCATGCTGCACGCTCCTGGTGAAGGACGGTGTAGCCCTGCTCAGCCAGCCATTCGATGATGACAGCGCCATCCAGTTGGTTAAGCAACTCTCTGGTGTCGACTGTCCCGGCCAGCGTTACGCCTTCAAGCTCAAGCCTGATGGTGTTGTGCTGACCTACAGATGTGCGCATCTCTGCGCACTCGCATGTGATGTTCATGGTTACTCCTGAATATTTGCGTCACCCGGCACCGATTGGCTGCCAGATGTGAAATGTGGTGGGGGATTACTTGCCGAGGGCTTTGGCGATTGCTGCCTTAGCTTTGTCGAATCTGCAAATGCACTCGAAATCATGACCGCATGACTGTGTATTGCCGGATGATGCGGACATGAAATCTTGCAGTGCTACCAGCAGGTCAGGGGCGGCGGCGATAAGATTGGCGTCGTGCGTATTCTCAAGCTCAGTTACGCAGCGATAAGAAACCATCCCTGGCGCTAATTTTTCGTAGCTACCTTTCTGAATAACCTTGAGGTCACCGTGAATTGTTTTTGACTCCCACGGCCCGGGCGTACCCTTAAAATTTTCCATGCTGAACTCCTCAGTGCTGAATTGGATGGCCGGTGCCGTCGAGCAGAACATCAATAACGCGATCGTTAACCCGGATGATTTCTGCATCGGTGTGCAGGTACACCCATTTGCGTTCATGGATAACAGCCGACACGCGGTATGTGCGGCCTTCACGCAGCGCCATCATGCCAGGCTGAACGCACTGGCGAATGATGGGGGTGGTGCCGTAGTGTCCGATCATGACTTCCCCTCCACCTGCTCAAGCAACCCGGCCAGAGCCATTTGCTTGCGGTCCATCGTGAACGAAAAACGAGGATTCTCTACAGAGGTCAGACGCCACTCGTTATCGTTTAATTCTGTGACTGTGTACTGCTTGCCTTTGTGAGTGACTGTCATGAGGCCACCTCATCCCATTCCACCCAAGCGCTTTCACCATCAGCGTCGATTACGCCAGTGGCACCGCAGCAAGGACATTCAGCCTTGTCACCTTCGTAGATCCGGAAGCCGCAACCTTTCTCAGTGGTTACGCTGATGAACGAGCCTGGTTGATTGCCGCCATCGCAGCTATCACAGGAAAGCCAAGTAATTTTCAATGTCTTCATAATCATCTCCGCCCTTAAGCCGGGCCGCTGAACGTTTTAAGACCTCGCACCATGGCGATTCGCGATAATTTTTCTGCGGTGGATAGCCGCTCTCATAACGCAGCCGCCTCATAAAGCGGCTAGGGTATGATCAATAAAAAACCCGCCGGAGCGGGTCTATTTGGTTGGTTTAGAAAGGAACCAATTGCCATCCTTTCGAGTGGTAAATCAGGCCTTTATTCTTGAGTGCCTGGAGTCGTCTATCTAACACTCTTGCCGGTTCGCTCTTAGGGCCAGCAATGAGCACGCACGCTTGATATAAATCCCTGACATAAATGTCTGAAAATTGCTTAGGCTTATCGGTGAGGCTGCCCATAATCATCTGGTCAATCTCATCGTATTTTCCTGCCATACCCTTACCCTCTGTAGTTACCCACTAAAAGGCCGCGTTAAGCAGCCTTCTCATAAACAATCTTTCCGTTTTTCATGATGCTATCAATCATCCAGTCGTAGCCGCAGAAGCCTTTACTGCCTTTGATTTCTGCATTCTTTGCTTTAGCGCCATCGACAACTTTCACTGTAATTCCGGCACCCCATCCATCGCCGAAATTGTAGTAATGGTAAGCGCCATCCTTAACGTTATCGTTGCCCTTCAATGGCAGTTCTCGGCTCTTAACGTACTTGTCACTAGCTCCAGACCAGCCGCCATTCCATGAACCTCTATTGGGCATAGAAAGCTCAAAAATCGCATGTTTCGCCATACCCTCACCCCTTTGTTTATTCACCGCAGGCCACTAGACCCGCTCGATTCGTTCTGTGCGTAATGACGACGCCGTGCATCGCGTATCTTCTCCAGCTCGCAATTCTTAGCGGCCTGGTGATATCTGCTGATGTGGCATACCGGCGTGCGTGGGTCGAAGTCCCTACCGCATACCGGGCACTTGATGCTGTTCTTCATGGCTCCCTCACTATCGGGTTGAATTACGCATCGCTCTCGCAAAAGCGATCTGTAATTCGCTTGTGAGCAGCATTGCCGTTCATCCTGAACCCGCCGCGCTCCCGACGCAGGGTTTACTGTCGCGCCGTTCGACTGACCGAGACGCTGTGTTGTCTCGATGGGATAAAGATAACCTTAGTTATGAGTGATGGCAATAACCTAATTTATATTTATCATCACAAAAGTTATATGTGTCTGATAACTAAATTAATTTAATTTTGTAAAGAATGGAGTTTTGAAGGATTTAGGTAATAAAAAACCCGCCGGAGCGGGTTAGGTTATGAAGGACTGATTGTTTAATCACCAGATTGTAGAGGACCAGAACATCCGCCCGAGTATCTCTACATTTTCAATATCAGCCTCTTCATCAGGGTACTCATCAGAGTTGAAGCTGCGTATCACGATCCGCGTAGGGCTAACGCGGTAAATGGATTTTAGTCGCTTCCATCCGTCCTGGCTTATCGCATAAACCTTGCCATCAACGATTTTTTTGTCATTTGTATTGATCGCTACCGTGGTCCCCTCAGGGATCATTGGCTCCATGCTATTACCGGATGCCGGGAAGCAAAGCACACTATCCTTTTGGGCCCCAACTTTACGCAGGGTAGATTTCGCAAAGCGAAGCTTGAACCCGTTGTAGTCATCGTCAATGCAGGAACCATCACCACAAGCAAGCTCTATGTCTTTCAGATATGGCACTTCGACCTCGTCATCTGGCAGATCCGTTTTGCTATCCCAAGCGTCAATCTTACCCCATTCCGATTCTGGTGGAATAGAAGAGTCCTTGCGTGACTCACCCTGCATTGATCCAACCCCAGAACTTAGCCATTCCGGTCGTACGTTCAACGCATGGGCAAGCTCAACCATCTTGCGGCTGCCTGCAGTTTTGCCCGAAGTCATTTTCTGAATTGCAGGCTGGGATATGCCGACTTTTTCAGCCAACTGCCCCTGGGATATGCCAGCGGCACTCATGGCCGCGTTAAGTCGATCTGCGAATGTTTTCATATCACCAATATATAACTGCGGTTATGCAGAGTAAAATAACAAAGGTTATGGACAATGGCCATAACTTGAGTTATCTTTTCATTAATCCAGTAATCGGATAGGAAAAACCCATGAACTTAGTTATTCAACGAGCCCTGAAAATCGTTGGCAGCCAGAAGCGACTCGCAGATGTCTGCGGCGTTAGCCAACCAGCGGTTCACAAGTGGCTGAATGGCGGCGCTGTTTCACCAGAGAAAGTGACTGCAATCGTCAATGCCACAGGTGGTGAGATTAAGGCGCATGAAATCAGACCTGATCTCCCAGAACTATTCCCACATCCGGCGGCATAAAAGCCGCTTGATTTACCCCAACTGATAACCGAACGGCCCGGTATATGGTCGGGTGCCCGGCGTGGTCAAGGTTGACTGTCAATGGTGCACGATAAACAAAACAAACAACCAATTAACTTATTCAACACAAGGATTATCACAAATGGAAACATCAACCGCACGCAACAAACTGGAAGCGCGCCGCATTGAATCATGGCTGCATAGCCAGCTGGCAGATCTTGGCGTTACTGACATAGCTCGCCAGGCCGGGGTTAACAAATCGACGGTGAGTCGCTGGAAGGAAAACCTGCTGCCGAATATGTCGCTTTTGCTGGCCATTCTGTTTTCGAGCAGGGATGGGGTGAAAGGAGATTTTGAAGCATGAGGAACGCCAAAAAAGCGAAAGCCCTTGAAGCGGTCACTTCAAAGGCCTTCTCAACACTGTGTTACGTCAACACATCCAACAGGAGTCATTTTAATGGTTAAGCGCAGAAAGTACCAGGAAAAAGAGGAGCGGCGCCATCCCGCCGAGCCAGAAGGTTTGATTGTCACAGCGTCAAAGAACCGGGCGTTTGCAGAGCGTCTGATTGGCGTTATCCGACTGGCACTGATCACATCAGGGGTGAAGCATGGGCGTCGTTAAGTTAGCAGATTACCGGCATACCGCCGTACCAACGCAGGAGGCAGCCAGTATGGGGTATGTCTCTATACACCGCCAGTTTATGGATAGCCGGCTCTACAAGGACTCTCAGGCCGTTCATCTTTGGCTTCACCTGATCCTCAAAGCCAATCACGACGACGCCGTAGTTAACACCGACATTGGCCCGGTCAATGTAGGAAGAGGCCAGATGCTTACAGGGCGTCCTACCCTGGTCAGCGAGACCTTCATTCCTGACAACAAGGTGAGAAGTTTACTGCGGAGTTTTGAGGCTAAAGGGATGCTTCACATCAGCTCGATGGGCAAGAAATTCAGCCTGCTCACAATCGTGAAATATGACGATTTCCAGGCAAAAAATTGTCCAACGGTTGTCCAACGGTTGTCCAACGGTAACCCCAGTGATGACGCGCCTCTCAGCGAAGATTGTCCAACGGTTGTCCAACGGTTGTCCATAAACAATAAGTCTTTAAATAACTTACTACCTAAAGGTAGTAAGTATGTCGCCCCCGCCGAAGAAAAACAGGCTGAAAAGACCAACAGAATTTCCTGCGAAGAAATCTGGAATGCTCTTCGGGAATGCGTACCTGATGCCAGGGGATGGAATGCCATCACTCCAAAGCGCCGTCAGCTGATCCAGAAGTTCTGGAGAGAGGCCAAGCCTATTGCCAAGCAGTTTGGTGATGCAGAGCCTTTCGGCATGACAGCTTTCAGACAGTACCTGAGCTACCTGCACACCTCCTGCAGATGGATGTTTGAATCCCGCTCAGACCAGAAGACAGGCAAGACCTGGCAGAAGCGCAACTACGAATTCATCCTGAATTCCGAGCTTTACGCCCAGGTTCGGGAAGGAGATCGCGATGACCGTTGATTTCGTGACCGTACCTCATAACGTCGAAGCAGAGCAGAGCGTGATCGGCGGCCTGATGCTGATTGGTGATAATAGCGAACGCGCCCAGCAGGTGCTGGCAATGCTCAAGCCTGAGTCGTTCTACGTCCGTTGGCACCAGGTGATTTTCACCGAGATGCGCCAGATGTACCGAGATAACAGACCGGTCGATGCTCTTACCCTCTTCGACGCACTGGAAAGCAAAGGGCTTGCTGAGCAGGTTGGTGGGTTTGCTTACCTGGCGGAGATCGCCAAGAACACGCCCAGTGCTGCAAACATCGTGGCCTATGCCGCATCGGTCCGTGAAGCTGCTATGGAACGCTACGGCATCCAGCGCCTGACCGAAGCTACCGAGCTGCTCTATTCACGCAATGGCATGAACGCCACTCAGAAGTTTGACGCTATCCAGTCCATTTTCACGCAGATGTCCGATCACTCGAAGACCGGAGCCCGCCGCGGACTGAGGACGTTCTCAGACGTGATGGAAGACTGGGTTGGTGACCTGGAGAAACGCTTTGATCCGGCAGGTGAGCAGCGAGGGTTGAGTACCGGCGTCCCATCACTCGACCGACTACTGGCGCCGAAAGGTCTGGTTAAGGGTTCGCTGTTCGTAATTGGCGCTCGTCCAAAGATGGGTAAAACGACCCTGTACAGCCAGATGGCAATTAACTGCGCTATCCGTGAGAAGAAACCTGCGCTGATGTTCAGCCTTGAGATGCCTGATGACCAGATCCTCGAGAAGCTTGTCGGGCAGAAGTCCGGAGTAAACCCAAGCATTTTCTACATGCCGGCCACCGAGGACGCGAACGATCAGTACCAGGGCGATTACGCTGGCGACTTCGACAAGGCGATGAAAACAGCCGGACGCCTGAGTGAGCTTGACCTGCTCTACATCGACGACACGCCGGGAATGACGCTGGCGCACGTTGTCGCTGAGTGCCGGAAGGTGAAGCGGCAGAAGGGTGTTGTCGGGATGGTGCTGGTTGACTATCTGACCCTGATGACCGCAGAGAAAGCCGACCGTAACGACCTGGCCTACGGGATGATCACCAAGGGGCTAAAAAACCTCGCCAAAGAGCTTGGTTGTGTCGTGGTGCTGCTGACCCAGCTTAACCGTGAGCTGGAGAAGCGAACCAACAAACGCCCGTTACCGAGCGATTCACGCGACACAGGGCAGATTGAGCAGGACTGTGACTATTGGGTAGGCATCCACCGGGAGGGCGCTTTCGATGACAGCGTTCCACCAGGCGAGACCGAGTTAATTCTGCGCCTCAACCGCCACGGCAGCACCGGCACGATTTACTGCAATCAGGTGAATGGAGCTATCTACGACTGCGACCAGACGGCTGAACAAGCGCGCCGCCGTGAGCAGGAATCGAAACCAGTGAAGAAAGGTGGATTCTGATGAAAAGCACAGGCCATAACGCTGAAATCATCCAGTACGTAACCAAACACCCCGGCTGCTACATGTCTGATATCCGACGCGACACATCTATCCAGAAAGGGGCGATAGCTTCGGCGCTAACCAACCTGACCAGAGTCAATACTCTGCGCCGTGAGGGGTTCGAGAAGCGCTACCGCTACTTCGTCGTCCACCCGGAAGACCGGCCTGTTACTCCGCCAAAGCGTCAGCCAAAACAACTCAAACAGAGCACACCTAACCCTCTTAACAACCTATTCAATCAGTGCCTGGCATCAGTGCGGGGCGGGAGAGCATCAGCATGAGCTTATTTGGTTTCTTCTTCAAAGAGAAAAAGGTGAGCGTCATGTATGGATATCCCAACGGCTCCAATACCTGGCTGACCATTTATCATCACCGGAAAAGTGACAAGTGGGAATTCGAATGGGATGACCTTTTCGACAGCGGGCGCCCTAAATCATGGGGAGCGGGTGACTTCATGTTCAAAGACAAAAAATCTGGTGCTAGTGACGATGAGCACAGCCACGCCAAATCACTTTTAAAAAGAATGGGGTACTAAGCATGAGCAGCAGAGAGCAATTTGAAGTGTGGATGACAGCAGAGCAATGGTTCCACGATAGCGATTTTGAGTGGGATGAGCGCCGTAACTGCTACTCGCAATTCGGCATTCATCTGGCTTACAAGTCATGGCAGGCAGCAACCAGCGCGATGGAAGCCAAGTGCACGGCGCTGGCTGCTGATAACGATAAGGCCATGGAATCCATGCGGCAGGCTGATGCTGTCGTTAAACGGGCGCACGAGAAGTATGCGGAGATGGCCGCGGAGAATGAGGTCATGAAGTCTGCCATTGACGCAACCATTGGATGGCAGCAGTCAACTGATGCAGAGAACGTCGAAAGCGTCAGAATGCTGGTCGGCATCAAAACCCCGGCGACCGACGCCTTTCTGGCTGAAGTGCGGGCGCGGGAATCTAAGCGAGTTTACGAAAGCATTATGGATAATCCTTCAGTAACTGACATGGAATCGCTAGTTGATTGGCTTGAACAAAATGCCAATGACTCTTTGGCTTACGCCGCCCAACTTCGTCAGGATGCCAACACCGCAGAACTGGTAGCCGCTGGCATCATCACCCGGATTGAGGGCTAACTCATGACATTCACCAAAGAGCAGTTGATCAATCAGGCGCGTGAAGAAGTTGCTTTCTGGCGCGAGCGTGACGAGGTAATTCCGTCTCAGCAAACTGCTATTCGCCTGCACCTGGCCGAAATCACGCTGGCAGCGCTGACGGCTGAGCCGGTTTATCAGGCGTGTAAAGAGGCGGGTGTCTGGGTAGATATTGATGCGCAGGATGTGGATTCGCTGCGTTTTAATGGAGAGCAAATCCGTAAGGTTTACACTGCCCAGCCAGCACCGGGATTGCCTGAATGCTATAAGCGCCTCCTTCATCACGCTTACGGGATGACAATGGGGCATGACTGGAACAAAGGCACCATGGCTGGTCATCACCGCGAGAAACTATGCCAGGCGGTTGAGGAGTGCCGCGCCGCCATGCTTCAGGGTGCCGAACCTGTACAGGAGTGGATTCCGTGCAGCGAGCGGATGCCTAACCCTAAGACCGGTGTCATGGTTGGTTGCCGGTTTGGTAGAGAGTGGGCCGTTAAGTGGGCTACATACTTGCCATATCACCCTGATGCTCACAAGAGCGGTTTTTTAATGCCTGGAGGTTCATGGACTCCGACCCATTGGATGCCGATCCCAGCAGCACCGCAGCCGGAGTGATGTATAATCCCCTCAAATAATCGAGGGGATATTTTATGTCAGACTGGAATATTGCAGCAAAACCTCAAGAAGACCGCGACAAGGTTAACGTTGATCTTGCCGCTTCCGGCGTAGCGTACAAAGAACGCCTAAACATGCCGGTAATCGCGGAAGTGGTGATGCGCGAGCAGCCTGAGCATCTGCGTGACTACTTCCTCCAGCGCCTGAAGTTTTATCGTGAGAAGTCGGTAACTTTACCGAGGGGTAGCGATCCGGTTTACCTGAAGCAGGAGGACTAAAATGATAGTTTCGTTGCTCAAGAATCCAAGCGTCAGAATGGATGCGGAATTCACTGATGGCTCGCCGGAGATGTTAGTTATTGGCAAAAATCCCACCACAGAAATAGTTTTTGATGGCGCCTCTGTAGGTGAGTGTTTTGATTTCATTCTCGAAGAAAGCACAGCAAGGGGTTTCTATTTCCAGGACTTTGACGGAGAAAAATTTATCTTCTTTGGAGAATAAACTGTCTTTGATTTTCAATAATCAACCAGCCATAATTACCTCACCAGAGCCTGAACAACTCTGGTGACCTCGCGCCTGGGAGGGGACTTCTAGGCCATGCATCAAACAAAGAGTAAACATCATCAGTCGCAGGCGCAAAAACGTGTCTGGGGCTTTCTGCATTCTGCGGTTTCCCATGGGGAGGCCGTATGAGCATCAGCAAAGACGGAATCCGTCTGCACAAATCCAACTTCAACGCTATCGGTCAGCAGATCCAGCCCATGCTGGAATCTGGCGACTGCTATCGCCTCATCATCAAGCCGTGGAAAGAAAAGCGCAGCCTTTCACAGAACTCGCTTATGTGGCTTTGGAATGGCGATGTAGCCACGGCAGTTAACCTGCACTCATCCAACAAGCTCACCGAAGAAGACCTGCACGAATTTCTCAAGGACATGTTCTGCCCGGCCAAGCCGGTCACCGTCCTGGGCGTCACCAAAATGGTGAAGTCTACCAAGCTCCTCGACACCGAAGAAATGACCTTCTACCTGCGCCGCATCGAAGTCTGGTGCGCCGAACGCGCCATCAAGCTGCGCATCCCTGCCAATTCCGAATATCACGCGAAAGGACATGACAACGTATGAGCATCTATCAACGCATCAACGGCGCTGACTGGCGCAATATCTGGGTGGTCGGCGATCTGCATGGCTGCTACACGAACCTCATGACCCAACTCGGAAGGGTGGATTTCGACCCGGAGCAGGACCTGCTTATCTCTGTTGGCGACCTCATCGACCGCGGCTCAGAAAACGTTGAGTGCCTGGAACTGATCACGATGCCGTGGTTCCGCGCCGTTCGTGGAAACCATGAGCAGATGATGATTGATGGCCTGTCAGCGCATGGCAATGTTAATCACTGGGTGGCAAACGGCGGTGGGTGGTTCTTCTATCTGGACTACGACAAAGAGATTCTGGCTAAAGCGCTGGCTCACAAAGTCACTGAGTTGCCGCTAATCATCGAACTGGTGACCGGCGACCGGAAGGTGGTCATCTGCCACGCTGACTACCCGCATAACGAATATCAGTTCGACAAGCCAGTGCCAGAGGAAATGGTCATCTGGAACCGGGATAGGGTGAGCGATGCCCAGGACGGAAACGTTAGTGAAATCACTGGTGCTGACCTGTTTATCTTTGGTCACACTCCGGCGCGCCAGCCCCTAAAGTTCGCCAACCAGATGTATATCGATACAGGTGCCGTGTTCTGCGGAAACCTGACGATGGTGCAGGTGCAGGAAGGTGCCCATGTGTAAAACATACCGGAGCAAGAAGTGGCTCGCTGCCGTCGGCCAGATACAACAGTGCGTCCTGTGTGGTGCGTGGGGCGTGCAAGTCGCGCATCGCAATGAAGGGAAGGGAATCGGGATGAAAACCGATGACTGCGCCACCGCCGCCATCTGCGTAACTTGCCATTCAGAGATAGATAACGGGAAGAGTCTCAGCCGCGAGGAGCGCCGCCAGTTAATGGATCGCGCCATCGTTCTGACTATCATCCAGATTGCCCGTCGTGGCCTGGTGGTGCCTGCATGAATACCTACAACATCACGCTGCCGTGGCCGCCGAGCAACAACCGTTACTACCGGCACAACCGTGGGCGAACACACATCAGCTCGGAAGGGCAGGCGTACCGCGACCGCGTCGCCCAAATTATCAAAGACGAGATGCTGGATGTCGGCATCACTGCGCCGGTAAAGATCCGCATCGAGTGCCATATGCCTGATCGTCGCCGCCGGGACCTGGACAATCTGCAGAAGGCCGCATTCGACGCATTGACCAAAGCCGGATTCTGGCAGGACGACCAGCAGGTAGATGATTACCGCGTAAAACGGATGCCGATCGTCAAAGGCGGCAGGCTGGAGCTAACCATCACGGAGCTGGAGCCATCATGACCCCAGATCAGATAGCCCGATACCAGGCCGAAAGCGTTAAGCGCGCCAATCTGCCTCCAGTAGCAAAGCACAGCCAGACCGAAACCAAACAGCCGATTAAGGAAGCCGCATGATGAACACTCAATACCTGGAATTTGTACGCCAGCAGCTCATCGTTGCGACTGCCGATCTGAGTGGTGCGACAAAAGGCCAGCTAATGGCCTGGCTGGAGAATGCTCAATTCGATACAGGGACGTTTAAGCGTAAGAAGCCGCGCGTGAAGGATGATGTGACCGGGAAGATGATAACGCTGGATAACCCGCCGATCCCGGGCAAGCAATCGCGCGCCAAAGGCTCTCACATCCCACTGGTTCAGCCGGTCGAATATTCCACCGCGTCCTGGCGCCGGGCGGTCCTGTCCCTAGAAGAGCATCAGAAGGCATGGCTGCTCTGGAATTACAGCGAAAACACCCGCTGGGAGAACCAGGTGACGATCACCCAGTGGGCATGGGCTGAGTTCAGGGCGCTACTGGGTACAAAAAAAGTGGCCGGAAAGACGCTGGAGCGGCTACAAAAACTCATCTGGCTGGCGGCGCAGGATGTTAAAGCGGAATTGGCGGGGCGCGATACTTACGAATATCAGGCGTTGGCCGAGCTGGTAGGCGTGGCTAAATCCACTTGGACGGAAACCTATCTCCCGCATTGGCTGGAAATGCGCAGAGGCTTTACGCGGCTCGATAGCGGCGCTTTGATATCTGTAACGCGATCACGTTCACAACAAAAGGCGACAAATTACGACCAAAGTATTGCAAAACCGAACTGAAACGCATATATTTCATGTAAATCTGATATTGTGCGATATTTGCGTTTATGCGTATTTTATTGGTGCTTCTCTTAATTTTGTCACCATATTCTTTTGCATCTGAAGTGAGTGCTTTAGAAAAAAGCATCAACTCATTTTGTGCTGCTGATGCAAAGCCAGAAAGCCTTAATGTTTGTCGGGCTTATGTGAAGATGATGATCCTTCATGCGCATCATGTTGGGTACGCATCGGCGATCTGCATGGCCGGTAAATCTACCGAAGTTGATTGCAAGCAAATTTCGAATTCAGATTCCGATATAGAAAAACTGCTCGATAAGTAGTCTAAAAATCCAATCATAAGCCTGAGGTTAACGCCTCGGGCTTTTTATTTGCCTGTAGCTAAGCGGTAAAGCACCCAACTCATAATTGGATGAACGCTGGTTCGAATCCAGCCAGGCGAGCCATACGCGAGCATGAGCACACCGCTTAAATAAGTCTCGATGGGTGCAGCCTGATCAACTGCCGTCAGCTCCACGAAACGGAGCGCACAACAGGAAAGAGCATTGAGAGGCCGGGGTTATGTCCGGTGGCGACGTGGCCGATACGAGTCAGAGGCGATCGCCTGGGGTGAGAAGTTAGTTGCTGGCAGCGCGCATAGTATCAACTAACAGACATAGCCCGCAGTGCTCTCCCCGTTGTGGTGAATATGCAGGCTGATGCGTTAGAGACGGCACCCCCTTAATGAGGACTGCGCTATCTCTGGAGAAAAGTCTTGGGGCACACAATGCCAGAGAAAGCCGGAGATCAGCACCGGCCACCACACACCAAATCCCGCTACCTGGGACCTTTAGGCCGAAGAGCCAGTATTGCCATTCCCTCACATACGCCTACGGGCGATTTAAGCGCCGTTGGAAACCCCCATCTCCAGATGTACGGCGCTCTTTTATTTTTTCAATGCGCAGCTGGGATTACCCAATGGAGAACAGCCTAATCACAAGCATAGCTGCCGTCTTATTTGGTGGCGGTGCGCTCGCGCTTTTCTGGAAGCCATTAAGCGCGGTCATTGCTTCTGCCGTTACGAATAACAGGGCGGGCGGCGAAGTAATTACACATTACAAAGAGCAGGTTGTTCTTCTCAAAGCCACTAACGACGAGCTGCGTCAAGAGAACAACGAATTGAGAGAGCGAAGAGAAAAGGATCTGCAGCGTATTTCCCATCTCGAAAGCGACATACGCATCATCAAAAGCTCGCTTCGCATACTGATAGCAATGACCCAGTCCGGAGGCGATGAACAGTTCCGGGGCCAGGTGAGCTCTATGCTCGCGAAGCTGGAGGAAGATCGCCATGAAAGTTAAAGCGTTTATTGAGAGCCATAAAGGGCGTCTCATGATAGGCGCCATGTTTCTGCTGTTCTGCGCGATGTGCAGCTTAATGACGATCGCCTTCACCTACTCGAACAACAAAATCCGGGCTGAGTACCGCGATATTGCCAATGAGCGAGACAAGAAGGTGGCGTCACTTGCTGTGCAGGTGGGAGAGATGAAAGTAAAGCTCGACTCCCTGCCTGAGCGAACAGCAGAAAAGACAGCCGACAAAGTTAAGCCACTGGTTGAGGAGGAGAAGAAGTGACTCAAATTATTCCGATCCTCAACTTTGAGGAAGGCTACCGGGAAAAGCCATACCGCGACACCCTCGGATACCCAACCGTTGCTGGCGGCATCAAGATCGGCCCTAAAGGCGCAGCGTTATCCAATTACACCTTCACCGTTCCGCGCCGGGTTGGCGATGTATGGAAAGAGGTGTTTGTCGAGAACACCATCACCGAGATGCAGCTCCGTCCGGTGATCATCAGCGCACTGAAAAGCTGCAATGACCCCCGCCGGGATGTCCTGATTAGCATGGCCTATCAAATGGGCGTGCCGGGACTGGCAGGTTTCAAAAACACTCTGGCGATGATCTCCCAAGGTAACTTCGACGGCGCGTCACGCGGAATGCTCAACAGCCTGTGGGCCAAGCAAACGCCAGAACGCGCTCAGCGCCACGCAGAAGTGATGCGATCCGGCAACTATGACATCTACAAGGGGCTGATTTGATGGATGCCCTCAGCATGCTCCGAGGTATGTCAGGGAACATCTCCCTGAGCCGGACACAGGCCGCTCTAGGGTTTCTGGTTAGCAGCTGCGTTGTCGGATGGCAGGCCTATCAGGGAACGCTGTCTGAGGTCGTATTTGGCTTGTATTTCGGTTTCTGCACCGCCGGGTATCTAGGAGCTAAAAAGCTTTCCGTGGACAAGGATATCAGGGAACAACAAATCGACGCCGGTATGAACCCAGGAGAGAAACCATGAGCATCATCGAAATGCTGATCGCCGGATTCTTCGCTGTGGTGACGATTGCTGCCACTGCATTTGGTGCCGGCCACTCAAAAGGGAAAGGCAAAGCTGAAAAGGAAGCCACCGAGCGAGAGACGAAAGCCAAAATCGAACAGGCAAGCGCCGCAGCCAGGCGCCAGACTCAAACAAGCAAAGAGGCTTCAGATGTTCAGGAAACCGTTACTCGCATGCCTGGCAACAATGTTGATGACGAGCTGCGCAGAGACTGGCTCAACAAATAACATAGTCGTGGTGGATACGGCCTGTAACTGGGTGAAGCCGATCCTCGTTACTGATGCTGACATCCTATCGATGGATGAGCGCACCAAAAGAGCGATCCTGACCCACAACAAAACGTGGAAAGCCAACTGCGATACGGAAGCCGCTAAATGAGTGCGTACTCTATCTACAACATCATTTCCGGCGGCGCGATAGCCGCACTTCTCATGACATGGGTGTTCTTCTGGATTTACCTGAAGCAGGAGCGCCGTCACCGCGATGAAATCAGGAAGATGCAGCGTGAGGTTGTGATGGAGATTAAAAGCGCGCACAGACTCAATTAGGGTCATTACAGAGGCTGTTCACGAGCAGCTTCGATAATGGTTAAAGGAGAATGTCATGCCGTTGAAGCCCATCAAAGAAGTGCGAGTGCCTCTTTATGGGGTTTACGTGGTAATCATCTCCAGCGCTGAGGCGGCAGATAAGCGATTTGGTGAAGGGTTTCTGTATAAGAACTTCGGCGCTCAGGTGTGTGTCGTTGAAGACCCAAAAACAGGCGTTGATATGGTTACGCTGACATTCCGAGACCCTGACACCTATAGCGCGGACACATTGACCCACGAATGCATCCATGCCGCCTGGAGAATCCTCGATTTGGTTGGCGTTAAGGTCAGCTCAAAAAACCATGAACCTCTTGCATACATCGCTGGATGGTTATCACGTGAGGTTAATAATTTCATGTGTGACCACGTAGAGGCGGTTAACGCTACAAGGAAATAAATATGGCAACACCAGATTGGGAGGCCATCGAGTCGGCTTACCGTGCTGGCTCGTTGTCAATAAGAGCAATTGCTGAGAGGCACGGCGTAAGCCACACCGCCATAAACAACCGTGCAGCTAAAGAAGGCTGGCAGCGAGACCTGACACAAAAGGTCAGGGCAGCTACTCAGGCAAAAGTTTCCAGCAAGGTTTCCAGAGACGGTTTCCAGAGTGATGTGGAAACTGAAGCGCAAATAGTTGACCAGGCATCCGATGAAGCCGCCTCAGTTGTGCTTGCTCATCGCGAAGGGCTGGCAGCATGGCGTGGGATAACCAATAAGCTTCGCGACTTCCTGAATGACGCTGAGATTACTGAAGAGAACCACGCCTCCATGGCTCGCTCTATCACTGCCGGAGTCGAAGCGCAGATTAAGGTCATCAAAGCTGAGCGGGAGGCATATAACATCGACAGCGGCGATAGAAACACGGTAACGGATACGCTATCCGACCTGATGGATGATCTGTCGAAGGGGTAAGCATGAAGCCAGAACATCTCAAGCTTCTGCGGAACAAGCTCTGGAGACTGAATCACCTCTACTGGATCACCAACAAAGAAGGTAAGCCAGTTCGTTTCCAGATGACACCGGAGCAACTCGAATACTTCGAAGGCATGCATACCCGCAATCTGATTCTGAAAGCACGCCAGTTAGGCTTCACCACAGAGGTTTGCATCATCCAGCTCGACGCAGCGCTGTTTGAAGCTGCGAAGTGCGCACTGATAGCCCATACCCTGAACGACGCAAAGCGCCTTTTCCGCGAGAAGATAAAGTACGCCTATGACCGACTCCCTGATGAAATCAAAACTGCTAACCCTGCGAGCAATGATGCGGCGGGTGAGCTGGTATTTAAGAAAGGCGGCTCGCTATATATCAGCACGTCTTTCCGTGGCGGTACTTTGCGCTACCTGCATGTTTCCGAGTTCGGGAAGATATGCGCCAAGTTCCCTGACAAAGCGCGAGAGATTGTCACTGGTGCTTTTGAGGCAGTATCAAGCGACTGTTTCACGACGATTGAAAGCACTGCGGAAGGCCGGGCTGGCTACTTCTTCGATTACTGCCAGTCGGCTGAGAAAGCACAACTACAGGGCAAGTTGCTCTCATCTCTAGACTGGAAATTCTTCTTTTTCAGTTGGTGGAAGAACGCCCTCTATGCAATTGACCCCGTAGAGGAGCTACCGCAGCGCCTAAGCGATTATTTCGGTGAGCTTGAGGCGAAGTACGGCATCGAGCTTAACGAGCGTCAGAGAGCCTGGTATTACGCCAAAGAGAAAACGCTCGGCGATGACATGAAGCGTGAGTACCCCTCGATTCCGGCAGAAGCATTCCAGCAGTCGGTTGAAGGTGCCTACTACGCCAAGCAGTTCCGCAAGCTCTACGAGCAGAAGCGCATTGGCTCCATGCCTGATAACTCACATCTGCCTGTCCACACCTTCTGGGATATCGGGGTCAGCGACTCCACCGCTATCTGGTTCGTTCGCATCGTTGGCGAGGAGTATCACGTCATCGACTACTACGAGAACAGCGGTGAAGGCCTGCGCCATTACATGAAGGTGCTGAAGGATAAAGGCTACACCTACGCTGCCCACTGGGGGCCTCACGATATCGACAACCGCGAGTTTGGCTCAGATGCCAAGACCCGGCGAGAGCTGGCGCGTGAAGGATACGAAATTGACGGCAACCGATATGCGATCACCTTCCAGGTGGTGCCAAAGCTTGGCGTTGATGACGGCATCGAGCAGGTGCGTGAAATCCTCCCGCGATGCGCCTTTGATGACGTTAAATGCGAAGAAGGCCTGAACGCCCTGGAGAGCTACCGCAAAGAGTGGGATGACAAGCGCGGGTGCTGGAAAGATAAGCCTCTCCACGACTGGACATCGCATGGATCGGATGGTTTCCGCTACTTTGCAGTAACGCAGAAAAAACGGGATGTGCTGAAGTCGGCACCTGTTACATTCAGAAGATAAGCGACTATGGCTATATACGAATTTGTAAGACCGGAATACACAGAAGCCGCAAAGTCATGGCAGCTTGTCAAAGACTGCGTGGCTGGCAGCAAGGCGGTAAAGAGGCGGGGCACTCTATACCTGCCGATGCCTGATCCGACCAATACCGATAAAGATAATATTGCGCGCTACGAAGCACTGCTAAAGCGGGCTATGTTCCTGAACGTTACCGGGCGCACAGAGCAGGGTTTGATTGGTGCCGTGTTTCGTAAGACGGCGGAAGTTGACCTTCCGGACGCCGTGAAATATCTCATTGAGAACGCGAGCGGCGACGGTACCAGCCTTGAGCAGTTGTCGAAAGAGTCATCAGGAGAAAACCTGGAAACAGGTCGCGGCGGCTTCTTTGTGGACTATCCACCACTTAACGCACCTGATGGCGCCAGGCCGACACGGGCGCAGACAGCAGGGCGATTTGCTCACATTCACTTTTACGACGCGTTCAGCATCATTAACTGGCGTGAAGACGTGATTGATGGCGTTCGCCAGCTGACGATGGTTGTTTTTGCTGAGTGTTATAACGAGGATGAAGGCGACGAATTCAGTTTCACTACGAAGAAACAATACCGCGCTCTGACTCTGGATGATGGCAAATATCGTCATCGACTTTGGCATGAAGGCGACCCGTATGAAACGCCATTCCTTGATGTCCTGCCGACCGATTACAACGGGAAATCGTTCGATCACATCCCGTTCCACTTTTTCGGCGCGCAGAGCAACGATTCCCGCATTGATAAAGCACCACTGGAAGACCTGGCAGAGGTAAACATCCTCCACTATGGAAACAGCGCCACCGTTGAAGAATCAGGATTTATCAGCAGCCAGCCGACGCTCTTCTTTACGACAGACATTGAGCAGGATGAATTCCAGAAGTGGAACCCGCACGGTATCCAGGTTGGTTCTACCCGTGGTTACGCACTGGGGAAAGCCGGCACAGCGACAATGGTGCAGGCCAGCGAAAGCCAACTTTCCCTGAAGCTAATGCAGGAGAAAGAGAACCAGATGCTGATGATTGGTGCGCGTATCGTGCAGAAATCATCCGGACAGGAGACGGCTGAAGCGGCCCGCATCCGATACAGCAGCGACAACAGCGTGCTCGGCACTATCGCCGGTAACATCAGCGAGGCTCTAAAGCTGGCTATTCTTGACGCTCAGCTTTACATGGAAGGCAGGTCTGATGCCGAGAAGACAACATTCTGGCTGAATCAGGAGTTCTTCGACGAAACGATGGATGCACAGATGATCCTCGCTCAGGTCCAGCTGTGGCAGCAGGGATTCATCGCGAAGAAAGACCTACGCGTCAACCTGCGTCAGGCTGGGATTATCGAAGCCGATCGCACTGATAAAAACATCGACGCAGACCGAGAAAACGAGCCGCCAGTTGAATCAGGCGGGGAGACAATCACCGAGGATGAATGATGAGCGCAGAAGGTTATGCAACTGACGCCTCGACGCGCCATCAGGTGTATGTCCAGCGCTTCGGTGCAGGGCAGACCAGCAAGGCGGTTAAGTTCATTCGCAAGGCCATCAGCCGCGCAAAAGAAACCGTTCGTAACGGGCTGAGCCAGTACGCAACAGCACGATACAACAGCCAGCTTGAGGCGCTACGAAAAGACCTGAAAGCTATCTACGGCGACATGACAGAACAGCAATTGCTGAACCTGGGAGAGTTTGCCGAGTACGAGTACCAGTTCAATTCCTCCTTTATCGGCAAGATAGTAAAAGCCTCTGTAAAGCTCAATGAGCCATCGGCAGAAGTAATTGCTGAGTATGTGCTGAATGACCCGCTAGAACTCCACGTAGGCGCTGGCAGGAAGCGATACAGGATAGCAAGCGCCCTTGCCCAGTTCGGTGACAAGAAGACAGCAGACATCATCAGCGAGATTGGCATAGGCCACTCTCTTGGTGAAACGCAACGCCAGATTATCCGGCGCTTAACGTCCCTCGGTGTATCTCACGAGGAGCAGGCTGGCGCACTGGTCAATACAGTGACCAACCATGCTTCAGCATCTGCCAGGTCTAAGCAGCTACAGGACAATGGCGACATCCTGAAAGGCAAGCAGGACATCGCCACACTGGATGGCAGGACTACGCCTTTCTGCCGGAGCATTGATCACCGCATCGTCCCGCTTGATGGCCCGTCGCCGCCGTACCACTGGCGATGCCGAACGACGCAGATTCCGGTACTCAAGGATGAATACGCCAGAGAAATACCCGGCTCTGTTCGCCCAGCGGTAGGACCAGATGGTGCGCAGCAGGTCAGCAGCAAGACAACCTATGGCGAATGGCTGGCAAGGCAACCAGCATCCTTCCAGAAGGAAGCGCTCGGTCCAACTCGTTACAAGCTGTTCAGCAAGGGCGAGCTGAGCATTGATCGCTTCGTTGATGGCGAATCAGGCCAACAGTACACCCTTGACCAACTCAAAGATTTGGAGCCACACGCTTTTGAGCTTGCTGGCCTGGAGTAGCTATGACTTCAAATGTAACCAGCCTTGGCAAAGAAAAGAGCTTCCCGGTGGCCGGGGAGTTATTTGAGCGCATCGACAATGTCATCCTCGAATACGAAGGAGAGATTGGTCTCGCTGAAGCTATCGGCGTGCTGGAAATGCTGAAAGCGAAATTGCTGAGCAATCAGAACCCCTCTTAATTATCTCTAAACGCTGGCTGGGCCAGCACACATCCATTCAGGAGAATGTATGCCACTTAAGTATCAGCTTACTGCTGAGGAATACGCTCAGCTCGATGAAGCCAAACAGGCGCTTTATGCGCTTCAAGGTGACGTTTATATCTGCCAGATCGAAGGTCTGCCGCAGCAGGAAGATGTCAGCGGCCTGAAGCGCCAGCGTGACGAATTGCTGGCCGAGAAGAAGGCCGAGCAGGAGCGACGCAGGGCTGCAGAAGAGCAGGCCAAACGCGAAGCCGATGAGCGTGCTCGCGCAGAAGGAAATTATCAGCAGCTTTTCGAAAGCTCTCAGGCTGAGCTTGAGCGCGAGCGTAGCAGTCTGGTAGAGCTTCGCCGGTCCATTGAGCAGCGCGACATCAATCTGGCAGCCACGCGTATTGCTACAGCGATCGCCGACGGCGACAACGCCGACATCCTCAAAGAGTTCATCGCTAAGCGACTGAAAGTGGCAGAAGGCCAGGTTCGCGTTACTGACGATTCAGGGAATCTGACGGTCAGCGCACTGGCGGATCTCCAGCGAGAGTTCGAAACCTCGCCGCGTTACGCATCCCTCGTCCGCGGTAGTCAGGCAGGTGGCGGCGGGGCCGCACCTAAGAGTGGTGACCGGGTTACCAAAACATTCGGGGAATTACGTGGAATGGAGCGAGTACAGCTCCGAAAAGATAACCCTGCCGAATATGAGCGCCTTAAGAAGGCGCATGAGGCATCCAAATAAGGATTTAAGCAATGCCAACCATTCTTTCTGACGTCGTCTTCCGTGACGAACTTCGCGATTATATGCGCGTCAACACCGCCGAGCGTACCGCGTTCTTTGAGTCAGGCATCCTGACCAATAACAACGATATGAGCACTCTGCTGGCGTCCCCGTCCAATACCTTCACCATTCCGTGGTGGGTTGATCTGGACGCTTCAATCGAGAGCAACTACTCGAACGACGTTTACACCGACATCGCTGTGCCGCTGTCTGTAACTTCTGCCAGCATGCAGGCCCGTGCCGCATACCTGAACGAAGGCTGGAACGCGATGAACCTGGTGAAAAACATCACCAATCAGGATCCGCTGGAGTTCGTAGCCTCTCGCCTGACCAGTTACTGGCAGCGTGTGGCTCAGCGCCGCGCAATCGCGACCACCATCGGCATCTATAACGACAACGTAGCCAGCAATGGCGGTGACATGGTTATTGATGCAGGCGGCACTATCAACGCAGCGGCTATCATCCGTGCAAAAGCAACCATGGGCGACTACTCCGGTCAGCTCGGTGGACTGAGCGTAATCGCGATGCACTCCGCAGTGCAGACCGAGCTGCAAATCCTCAACCTGATCGACTTTACCCCGCTGGCTGACCAGATTCCTGAATTTGGCCGCTTCCAGGGTATGCGCGTAGTGGTTGATGACTCAATGCCGGTTATCGGTACTGGTGCCGACGCAAAATACCTGTCTGTTATCTTCGGGCCAGGTGCTCTGGGTTATGCGGAAGAACAAGCCGATAACGACATTCGCTATGTGGAAGAAGAGGAGCGTGGTAATGGCGGTGGCGCAGAGACCCTCTGGACTCGCCGCAACTTCGTTATCCATCCGCTGGGTTACTCATTCCTGAGCGCTACCATCACTGGCACCCCAGGCACTACCCGCCCGGTATCTGCTAACTGGGCAGATTTGGCGCTGGCTACGAACTGGGAACGTAAATTCGACCGTAAGCAGGTGCCGCTGGCGTTTGTTACCTCTACCGTCTCTGCATAACCACCAATGCCCCGGTTAATTCGGGGCTAAACGGGAGTAAATCATGACCGTAGCAAAAGACAACTATATCGACCCAGAAAAGAAAGCTCGATGGGGCTTTTCTGGCGAACCTGGAAGCATCACGGTTGGCCCGAAAACTGTAGGCGAGACAGGTGGTGTAGACCATGCTCGCACTATCCCTGACAACAGCGGTGCGCATAACAACGGCGGTGGCTCTGATGATGTGGCAGAGCTTCAGCGCCGAAATTCTGAGCTTCAGGCTCAGTTAGATGCAGCAAACGCTCAGATCACAGCCCAGAACCTTGGCGGACAGGGTGCCCAGATCAACGATCAGGCAGTAGAAAACCTCGACGAGCTGAACGCTACTCAAATCAAAGAGCGGCTGGATGCTCTCAATATTGAGTACAAAGGCAACGCGTCGCGTGAAGCATTGCTGGAGCAGCTTAAAGCGGCAAGCACACCGGCTGAATAACGAAAGGGGCTTCGGCCCCTTAATTCTGGAGTCAAGATGACAACCTACGTGACAGTTGAAGACGTTGACGGGGTGCTTGGCACCGAATGGACGACGGCTGACAAAAAGGCTTCTGCCGTGCTTCAGGCTAACGCCTACATGACCAGCCTGAACCTGCAAGGAATTGACCTTGACGCGATGCCTGCTGATGTCATTACCGCCGGCGCTTACCTGGCTAAATCTGCCGCTGAAGACACGCTCTATAAGCAGCAGACGGAATCCGGCTCGCTGACAAGCAAAACGGTAGATGCCGACGGCGTTAAGGTCTCCAAAACCTATGCTTCGGGACAGGCGACCTCGACATCGCTTCTTCCCACTGATGTTCAGCTCGCGCTCTCCCTGCTGGGACAGTGGCGCTCCAATCCTCTCGCTTTCAGGGTGTATCGCTGATGGGAAAATATGACCACATTCACTTTGTAGGTGACGGCAAAGGGAAAAGGAAAATTGAACTGGATGGGAAAGAGATTGATTTTGTCACTTATGCAGATACCGAAAAAGGCATTGTTGTCTACCATCCACACCCCATCGAAGTAAAACCGAATGGCGACATCCGCAGCAGGACGCTGCGCGGGAAAGTAACGGTCGAATTTCTTGAAGGTGACAGATGATGGGCATTCGTGACGAGTTACAGACCGACATTGCCGAGGCGTTCGATACCGACCTTGCCGATGCTGTTAACGCCTTCACCGGGCGCTACGTCATCCAGTCAGGCTGGGATCCTGTCACCGAGACTGGAGGCGAGACGGCGGTGACCTATACAGGACGCGGCGTATTGTCCCGATACAAAACCAGCCGTATCGACAACGTAAACATTCTGGCTGGCGACCTGAAGTTAACCGCGCTGGTTAACGAGGTGATGGATGAGCCAGCAGTGGACCACATCATTACTGCGCCCGATCTGGTTACCGGAATGCCGCAAGAGTACCAGGTGATGGACGTGTCAACCGACCCGGCGCGGGCTACATACCGCCTCCAGTTGCGGAGAAAGTGATGGCTAAATCCTGGGATAACGACCCGCTTCTGTTTGCCGGGCTGGTCGAGGAAGAGGTAGGTAAGAAGTTGCGAATCATCTCGATGGCTTTGCTGACTGAGATAGTCCAGCGATCGCCGGTAGATACTGGCCTCTTTCGCAATAACAACGTAGTCAGCATCGGATCTGCAGACTTCAGCACCACGCAGCAAACGGACAAGGCAGGTGGGCAGGCAATCCAGCGTGGCAGTGCAGTTATCGCGCAGGGGCAGCCGTACTCCGTTATCTATATCCAGAACAACCTACCCTACGCGGAGAGGCTGGAGAATGGACACTCCAAACAAGCGCCTACAGGCGTATATGCCAACTCATTCCACGGTGTAACGCAGGCCTACAAATGACCCTCACAGAAATCAGAAACGCTGTCATCACTCGCATGACGGCGCAGACGGCTATTGCCCCTGGTGATGTGCGCTACCCGAACGACAAGACCTATGACCCGAAGGACAAGGCTATCTGGGCGCGCTTAACCAACATTCCCGGACTGGCTGGCGCTAATGAGATTGGTGACGGCCCGGTCGTTCACCGCACCGGCATCGTCATTATTCAAATATTCGTCCCGGCAGGAAGTGGCTCACTGCTCATCACGCAGACTGCTGACAAGCTACGCGAGTTGTTCGAGTTCAAAACAGATGGTCGCCTTGATTACTTCGCGGTTTCAGCGGTAGATGCCGGAGAAGCCGATGGCTGGGCACAAATTAACATTCAAATTCCCTATCGCGCCATTTAGGGCGCTTACCCTTAAGGAGGCTCCTGTGAGTTCAGGCGCAAAGAACGTCACGGCGTACACCCGTGAGACAACACCAGGCGTCACGCCAACGAATGCCACCTGGAACCTGCTGAAACGCAGCTCCTTTGGCCTGGGGCCGACGCAGAACATGATCGACAACGACGAAATCGGCGGCACCCGAATGGCTCAGGGCCGATCACCAGGTACAACCGACGTTGGCGGCGACGTAGCCATGAAGTTCCGCTGGGGGCAGCATGACGACTTCCTTGCATCCTGTTTCGGTGCTGAGTGGGTAAACAACGTCCTGACGATGGGGAATCAGCGGATCACCTTCTCTGTAGCTTCATACGCTGAAGATATCGGTGTCGCATCAATCGCCCGCGGCGCTCAGGTTGGCGTGTTCCAGATTGACGTGCCGAACGATGGCGATATCGAAGCGACCGTAACATTTGCCGGGCTTGGATGGGATGGTAACGCTGAAGACACGAGCTTCTTCACCAACCCCGTCGATAATGCCGGGGAGATGCGTTACTCGTTCAAGCAGGTGACGAACATTAACCTGAATGGTATTGATGGCGGCGACGGATTCTGTGTCGACTCTTTCAACATCCAGTTTGATAACAACCTCCAGACTCAGCGTTGTATCGGTACGGGTAACCCGTTCGCGGGGGCAAACATCCCGACTACGTTCACACCATCCGGCAGCATTACGCTGTCATGGTCGAAAGAGGCCTATAACGCCTGGCGTAAAACGATGACCGGCGAGACGATGCCGTTTAGCTTCACCCTGGAAAACGATGAGGGTAGCTATACGTTTAATCTGCCTTCGGTGCAGGTGGATGGTGACTGGCCGGACGGGGGCAATACCGACATCGTACAGGTTGAGCTGAACATTACCGGCGCTGACGTGCCGCCTACCATCACTCGTGCAGTTACGGTGCCATCTACGGCGATCGCAGTCACCCCGGCAACATCTTCCGGCGCAGAAGGCTCTACCGTAACGCTGACGGCCAATCTGACACCTGCAGGCGCTACTGACACGGTGCAATGGTCGTCATCAGATCCGGCAGTGGCAACGGTAGCATCAACCGGCCAGAAAACGGCGCAGGTTACCCGCGTCGCTGAAGGTTCAGCAATTATCACTGCGAAAGCGCGGAACTATACCGCCACAACCGCAATCACCGTTACCGCACCTTAACTTCCATTTTCCCGGCCTGCGCTGAATGGTGGGTCGGGCTTTTTCATGCAGAGGATTCAATGATTATTATCGCACCCCGTATCGACCTGAACAGTGAGCGCTGGATTGAGCCTATTGAAGGCCTGCGCCTGAAGGTAGGCAGCGTTGACAATCACCACTACCGCTCGCGTAACGCGCTTGTGCGTCGCCACATTGAAAAGCTCGATGCTACCTACAAGGTAGGCACAAAAGATTTCGACCTTTCATCTGTCGGTGACATCGACTCTGTTGACGATCTGCTTATCGAGAACTGCGCTCACTACCTGCTGAAGGACTGGGAAGGGGTAGGCGAGTCGGTGGATGGGAAAGAAGTAGCCATCGACTATACGCCAGAGAAAGGGGCGGCCCTTCTTAAGCAGCGCCCGGAGCTTTACTGGCAGATCCTCGGAACGGCAGCAGAGATTGCCGAAGGGAAGGCGGAGCAGAAGAAAGAAACTGTAAAAAAGTCACAGAAGCACAAGCCTGGCTGAACCAGTACGGCGGCGAGCAGGGCGAGAAGGAGCGATGGAAGCGAGAGCGTTTAAAGTTGCCTCCCGTTCCTGAGCCTGAGATAGACGGCGTAACCGGCGAAATACTCAGTGCCTACGCCATCATCTCCCGCGCCCGGGCATACGCAGGCATGACTGGATCGCCGCTGCCCCTCAGCATAAGAGACATCGAGCAATACCTGTCTGTTCGGCCCATACAGCTCGATCGCGATGAGTTTGAAGCTGCGATATTCGCACTTGATGACGCATGGCGCGATGAGTGGGCCAAAAAGCAGGAGCAGGACCGCAAGAAGAAATAAGCCTCGGCAATCGCCGGGGCTTTTTTGTATCCGCATTTCACCGCGCCCTCACCGCGCACCCCACCCCGAGACTATTCACAAAAGCGACCTCTGAGAACGCCATCGCCGCATGGTGCGCTCGGGTATGGCCGTTCTGGTGAGCAGAGGTCTCTTTTTTGAAAGGTAACTACCATGCAATATCCAACCGTAATTAACGGCTTCGATTTTCGTGATCTCATCTTCCTGTCCGGTACAGAATCAGCAACTGACACATTCAAGGTGGCGAAGGCTTTCGGTAAGGGCCATAAGGATGTGATGAGAAAGACCAGAAAGGTAATCAGCTCATGCTCGCCGGATTTTGCAGAGCGCAATTTTACGCTTTGCCATGAAAACAATGAGTTACAGAATGGTAAGCCTCAGCCATTTTACAGAATGACCCGGAATGGCTGGACAATGCTGGTTTTCAGCTTCACAGGTGCTGCTGCGTTTGCATTCAAAGAAGCCTATATCGCTGCGTTCGACTGGATGGCCGACATGATCGCCCAGGGCAAACAAAACCTTGAGGAAGAGCGAAACGCGGTCATGCTGGAATTCATGAAAGAAAAAGACGTGGCCAGCATGTCAGGTCGCCTGCTTAATCGCTGGGGCAGAGTTAAAAAGCCCGAGCTGCTTGCTCGCATCGAGCGCATTGAACAGCAAGGGCAGATCAGCCTTCCCGGGTTTGGAAAAGCATTACCTGAATAACAATCGCGGCCCGCTTCGGCGGGCTACCCTGCAACTAAGTGCAATTTTCACCCCGTTAGGTTGATTCGTGATCAGCACCTGATACGATGTTGGTAAATGTTACTGATGGGGATATGGACGTGGATCCGATTTTTGGTTTTTTACTTTTTGGGTTGGCAGTGATTGTTGTAACAGCAGTTTCCATAAAAAGGAATGGGTTGGGCATTGGTTTGCTTTACCTCATAGGAACCTGCGCTTTAGGTTTTGGATTGGTGGTATTGACTTCTAATATAACTAACGGAAATGGGTTAGCGGCTGGGGTGGTGGCATTCGTTGCTCCAGCTTTAAGCCTTCTTATTGTTTTGGCATCTTCAACGTCAGAACGTCGCGCGGTACTTAAAGGTGAAGATGGTGAGTATAAGAAATGCCCATTCTGCGCGGAGGCAATAAGAAAAGAGGCGATCAAATGCAAACACTGTGGGAGTGAGTTGAAGCAATAAATTAAACTTCGTAACTCAACCATAGCTGTTTTAAAACTCGCCCCGCATTGCGGGGCTTTTTATTGCCCGGAGAAAGGTAATGGCTGAACAAACATCACGCCTTGCGATAATCATTGACAGTACAGGCGCGGAAAAAAATGCCAGCAGTTTGTCCAGTGCTCTTAATGGCTTAACTGAGTGGGGGCAGAAAGCGGCTGCAAGTGCAGGGAAGGTGACAAAGGCCACCCACGAGGAAAAGTCAGCGCTCCAGGATTTGCTTGACAGAATCGACCCCGTCAACGCAGCCCTTAACAAATTAGACAAACAACAGCAGGAGCTTTCTCGGGCAAAATCTAAAGGCCTCCTCGATGCTGATAGTTTTGAAGATTATGCTGCCAAAATTGATGATGCCAGAAACAGGGTTAGTGGTCTCACTGGGGAGAATGAAAAACTCCAGGCTAGTTTCTCTCAAATACGCTCGCAATTAGACCCTCTTGGCGCAGCCCTGGAAAGGCTGAAAAGCCAGCGCGCGACGTTATCTGCTGCCAGGGATGCTGGACTCCTGTCTCCTGAATATCACGCAGAGCTTTCAAATAAGCTGGATTTGACGGAGAAAGGCCTCAATCAGGTCAGCAATGAAATGCGGTATGGTGCCATCTCGGCAGGTCAGTATAAAAATGCCATGCGGTTACTCCCCGCGCAACTGAATGATATTGCTGTTGGCCTGGCTGGCGGTATGCCTTTGTTCACTATCTTCATGCAGCAGGGTTCGCAGATCGCCGATTCTTTTGGCGGTTGGGGTAATCTTTTCGAGATCATAAAACAGCAGATACTGGGAGCCGGAGATGCCGCCGATGAATCCAGCGATTCTCTGTCAGAAAACGCTAACTCATTGTCTGAAAATGCTGAGAACGCCAAGAAGCTCACTGGCTTTCTCAATCCCATGACTGTCGGGATCGGCGCCCTTGTCGCTGTTGTGGGTACTCTCACATATGCCTGGTACAAAGGCAGCCAGGAGCAACAGGAGTTCAATAATTCCCTTGTTCTGACCGGGAATATTGCTGGGGTAACCACCGGGCAATTGGCAGACATGGCGAAATCTGTCGCAAATAACACAGGGAATACCACAGCCGCCGCCGCTCAGGCACTAAACCGTGTTGTTTCTGGTGGTAAAATCGCTACAAGTTCAATGCAGACTGTCACAGAGGCCGTTGTCGCAATGAACGATGCGACCGATAAATCTGTCGATAGCATGGTGGCAGACTTCGAGAAAATCGCACAAAACCCGGTAGCGGCTATTGGGGAACTGAACGATAAATATCACTTCCTGACCCTGGCAACATACAACCAGATTAAAGCCCTACAGGATGAAGGGAACACGCAGGAAGCTGCGCGAGCTGCCACAGATGCATACGCTAACACTATGCAGCAGCGATCGGCTGATATTCAAGAAAACCTCGGGTTACTGGAAAAATCTTGGAAAAGTCTTTCTGATGCAGCTAAAGATGCATGGGACACCATGCTTAACATTGGGCGCGAGCAAACTGTAGTCGATAAACTGGCCACGCTGAATGAGAACATTGCGGATGCTCAGAAGCGCCAATCGGAAGGGGGTGTTTGGAACAGATTTGTAGCTAACAGCAATGCCTATAATCTTGAGGAAATGATTAAAAAGCGCGATGCTCTGCAAGCGCAAATAACCACTGAGGATGTCCTCTCTGATGCTATTACGAAGCATAATCAGGCCGAGCAGAAAAGCATAAAAATACGCCAGGAAGCTGACAGATCTGGACAGCAATATCTGACGAACTCTGAGCGTCGAGCCAAAGCAATACAGCAGGAAGCTAAGTTTTTAGATGCAGGGGCAATCACTGCCGAAGAGTACGCAAAGCGATTATCCCGCATTAACGAGATGTATAAAGACCCCCAAGCACCAAAGGATATTAAGGGGAAATCCTACACTGAAGATGCCGGCACTCGACTCCTCGATCAGATCCGCCAGCAAACCTCAGCCATTCAGGAGCAATATGACGCGACAGGCAATCTCAACAGCGCCACCCAGGCGAGAATCAAGTTCGAACAGCAGATTGCAGACCTGAAAAGTAAGTCTCAACTTACCAGTGACCAGAAATCTATCCTGGCGATGTCCGACCAGATTCTCCAGGCGTACAAGCTTCAGGAGACCCTGACCACCCAGGTTAAGACGCTGGACGATTACCAGAAGATGCAGGATCAGGTTAAGAGCAAGGATGAGCAGACGAACGACCTGCTTCGTGAGCGTATCGCGCTTCTCGAAAAGGCTAAGGCTACCGGAAAGCTTAAGCCTGGCGAGTATGAACAAACCCGGTCCAATATCTACAAGAACACTCCTGTAGAGCTTCCTTCAACTGTTAAAAGCGTGGTTGGTAATCTCTCTCCTACCGGCGGGAAGTTGTCAGGAACCTTTAACGGTCTGCAAAACCAGTACGGTGATCTTGAACTAGCTCAGAAGCAACTGCAGGACTGGCTTCAGGAGAAGGAAGATGCCTATGCCAAGGCCGGGCAGATTACAGCGGATGGTGAGGCAAGAATGACTGCCATACGTCAGCAGGCCGCGCAGGCCAATCAGGCTATCGAGTGGCAGAAGTACGAAATCATCACTTCTGCGACGCAAAGCATCATGGATAGCGGCCTGCAAATCCTTTCCGATGGATTCGGTCAGCAGTCGGCTATCTATAAGGCCGCATTTGCTGCCAGTAAGGCATATGCTATCGCCCAATCCTTGGTTGCTATCAACGCTGGTATCGCTCAAGCGGCTAATGGCCCATTCCCTGCCAACATCATCGCCATGGCTTCAGTAGCCGCACAGACAGCCAGCATCGTATCCAATATCAAGGCTGTGGCTGATACCGGATTTATGTCCGGCGGCTACACCGGCAATGGGGCGACGCGGTCTATCTCTGGCGTTGTGCACGGACAGGAATATGTCTTTGACGCTGCCGCAACCAAGCGCATTGGAGTCTCTAACCTTGAGGCTATTCGCAATGGTGGGCTGGATGCCACTTTGTCAAAGCCAGGTTTCGGCACAGGTAACAAGAATGTGTCCTCATCAGGTGGCAGTTCACAAACTAACCACATCAGCCAGGTTATCAACATGCCGCAAAGCCCGGGCATGACTCAGCAGGAGATGGATGCAGTGCTGAAGCTGAATAACAAACAACTGGTGAACGAGCTTAGTAATCAGACTCTGGAAGGCAAAGGCCAGTTCGGTAAATCACTCAGGGCGGCTCAGGGTCGCGGAAACAGGATGACCTAATATGGCAATGGCGAGTTACCCCCACGAATATCTGCCGCTTCCATTGCAGGACGGATATGGTTTTAAACCAGTAAGTCCATTACTCCGAACTCAGCTGACGTCAGGGCGGGCAAGGCAGCGCAGGCAGTATACATCGACGCCAACCCAAGCCAGTGTGACCTGGATGTTCACGACAGATGCGCAGGCTCAGCTTTTTGAAGCATGGTATCGGGATACCATTTCTGATGGTGCGGCATGGTTTCTTATGCGTCTTCAGACGCCGCTCGGAGTTGAGAGCTACAAGTGCCGGTTCACCGATATTTACGATGGGCCTGTTCTCGTGGCGCCAATTTACTGGCGATTCTCAGCGACTCTGGAATTGTGGGAAAGACCTCTTCTTCCTCCTGGCTGGGCAGAGTTCCCTTATTTCGTGGTTAACCAGGACATTATTGACCTGGCATTGAACAGGGAGTGGCCTGAAGCATGACAATATTGGACAGGCTTTATACGAGCGGCGGTGAAGAGGTCATCATCGACACGCTGCAGATCACTGTTGGCGGACAGAATTACTGGCTGACCCGTGGCTGGGATGACATTACCGTGAAGCTGGAGAATGGCGCTCAGGCAGCATTCCTTGCTTCAGCCATAGATGTGGCGTTACCGGCGCGTAATGCAGACGGTACACAGGATCTGAAATTAGCAATCAGCAATGTTGACGGGGTGGTATCAACCGCAATCCGCAACGCGCTGGATAACCTCAGTGATGCATCCCTGACATTCCGCCGGTATATCTCGACTGACCTTTCCGGGCCTGCGTCCCCGCCATTTACCATGGCAATTAAAGAAGGGTACTGGACGGCAAATCAGGTGCTTATCACCGCCGGCTACATGAACATTCTCGATACCGCCTGGCCGCGATACCGCTATACGCTGCCGAACTTCCCGGGCCTTCGTTACCTCCAGTAGGAAAACACAATGTTCAATCCTGATAAATACCGTTCTGTCGAGTGGCAGAAGGGCGGCCGCGCTTTTCCTGCGCTGGACTGCTTTGGCATCGTCAATGAAATCAGGCGAGACCTTGGCCTGGTGCCATGGCCTGATTTCGCCGGGGTCACGAAAGATGATAACGGCCTCGATCGGGAGGCTCGGGGGTTGATGGCTGATCTGCAACGGTGTGAACCTGTACCGGGCGCGGGCATTGCCTGTTATTCCGGCTCAGTGGTGACGCACGTTGCCATCGTGGTCGAGATTGACGGCCAGTTGTGCGCCGCTGAGTGCAATCCCCGTACTAACGTTACCTTCCTGCCGCTGGCGCGATTTGCGCGCCGATTTGTCCGTGTGGAGTATTATCAGTGACGATACGAATCTACCCCTCCCGCCTGCAGGGAGAGCCGCTGGAAAAGCACGAACACGAAACCATGACCCTCAGCGCCTGGTTTGCGCAGAACGTGCAGAGCTGGACGCCGGATCAGCAGCACCCTGTCGCGGTTGAAATCGACGGCGTTCCCGTTCCGCCAGCAGAGTGGCCGCTATGCATTATCAAACGTGAAACCGACGTCAGGATGTTCCCGGTGCCCTACGGTACCGGCGCTGAAATCGCGATTTGGGTTGCAGTCAGCGTAGCAGTCGCCTCTGCGGCATACAGCATCTACATGATGAGTACGATGTCTCAGCCCGGCGGCAGTGGTGCCCAGGCGGCGAGCGGCGATCAGATTGACCTGAATCCGGCCAAAGCAAACGCGGCGAAACTGGGTGACCCCATCCGGGAAATCTTCGGAAAATACCGGGTCTGGCCTGATTACGTGATGCAGCCGGTGAGCCGGTTCGTGAACGAGACCAGCATGGAAACCAGCATGTTCCTGTGCGTGGGTGTCGGAGACATGGTGATTAACCAGTCCGATATCAAAATTGGCAACACGCCGATCTCCGCGTTCGGTACCGATGTGCGCTATACCCTCTATCCACCTGGCGCCACGGTATCCGGCGATGCCCGCACCGAAAACTGGTTCAACTCACCTGAGGTGGGAAATACAGGTTCCGGTACCGCCGGGCTGGATTTGGGTTCAAGCGGCCCGGAAACTGTCAGTATCATCGCTGATGCGCTGGTCGTGTCCGGCAACACCATCACCCTGGTTGACGTATCGGCATCCGGTGGGGATGAGGAAATCCCTCCGTCCTGGACCGTCGGCACGGTGATCACCGTGCTTGCGCCGAACTCCTATACGGTCGTGTCTTCCGGCGGTTACAGCGTCATTTATGGCGGGATAGAGGAGCTGGCCCCGTCTGTCGGCATGCCGGTGACGCTAAACTATAACGGCAACGACTATGACCTGGTGATCGCCAGCTATGCCCCGGGCGTGCCGGCGGTGCCTGGAGTAGGTGGCAGCTCCGCGACTTTAACCGCCAGCGCTGCGCCGACGACTTACGATTTCAGCACCGCGCCAGTGACGTTCAGCATCAGCTGGCAGGGCACAACTTACGCAGTATCGCTGGTTACTAATTACGTCACCATGTCGGGTCTGGTTTCCTCGATCACCTCGCAGATCTCCGGCTCTGGCCTGGTCGCGCGCGATAACAGTGGCCGGCTTGAAATCGGTGAGTCCAGCAGCCCCTTTGCTGGCGGGTCCATTACCAACAGCCCGTTACCAGTTGCTGCGTTTGGTGATGCGCCGGTCAATACGGCGGGCGTGAAATCAACGGGCGGCACGGCGGAAGTCAGGGCGCACATTACTCTCGCCTACAACAGCGCTGCTGGCACGCCGTTCACCGGGCTGCCGGAGGGTATTCAGCGCTTCTCGCTGGGGTTGGCTGGCAATCAGTTCAGGATCACCGATGTGGACAGCCAGACTGTCACGGTTGAGCGGGTAACGGTCACCACAGGTTCTGGTGGTGAGACGGTCACCACACCTGACCCATCCTGGCCTGGTTACACCGAGCGCACGCTGCTGGATGCCTCCGTTACGGGCGTCAGCGATGAATATGAATGGGTGGGCCCGTTCCTGGCCTGCCCGGATGGCGAAACGCTGGACGCATTCGAGGTGAACATCAACTTCCAGAGCGGCCTGGTGCGCTACACCGACCAGGGGAATAAGCGATCAATGCCGGTACGCCTGGTGATCCAGTATCGCATGGTGGGCACCACCACCTGGCAGCAGCAGTCACCGTTTTATTCGCGCAGCACCGAAAATCAGATCGGGTTTACGCACCGCTACAACGTGTCTCCCGGGCAGTATGAAATCCGCATGCGTCGCACCGAACCGGTCAAAGGTGGCAGTACCCGTGATCAGGTGTTCTGGCAGGCGCTACGCTCCCGGCTCAGCAAACGACCCACGAAGTACGACGGCGTCACCACCATGGCGCTTACCGTGCGCACAGGTAACCGCCTGGCGGCGATGTCCGATCGCCGGATAAGCGTCACGCCAACCCGGCTTTACAGTGGCGGGAGGACGGCGCGCAGCATCAGCGGCGCGCTGTACCACGTTCTGGAATCGCTGGGGTTCACTGCCAGCCAGATTGATACGGCGGCGATTAACGCGCTGGAGCAAACCTACTGGACTCCCCGCGGTGAGAAGTTCGACTGGGCCAGCGGCGAGAGCAAGTCAGCGCTCGAAGTGCTTCAGAAAATCACCAACGCCGGGATGGGGTACTTCCTGTTGTCGGATGGCCTGGCCTCTGCCGGCAGGGAAGGGATTAAGCCCTGGGTCGGCATGATCACCCCGCAGGAAACCACCGAGGAACTGCAGACCGCGTTTAAAGCCCCGTCGCAGGACGATTACGACGGCGTGGACGTGACCTATATCAACGGCACCACCTGGGCAGAGGAAACCGTACAGTGTCGCCAGCCTGGCAACCCAACACCGCTGAAAATCGAGAGCTACACGCTGGATGGTGTTCTGGACGAGGACCGCGCCTACCGCATCGGCATGCGCCGGTTGCTGGGATACCAGCTGCAGCGCCTGCAGCACACCACCTCGACTGAAATGGATGCGCTCTGCTACGAGTTCATGGATCGCATTGTGCTGGCCGACGATATCCCGGGCAGCCAGACGCTTAGCTGCCTGATAACCGATATGACGTATGACAGCAGCAAAATTACCCTGACCCTCAGCGAGGCCCCGGACTGGTCGTTTGAAAATCCACGAGTGATCATCCGCCATCAGGACGGCAGGGCATCAGCGATGGTGGTGCCGACACGCATTGACGACTTCACCATCTCGGTGCCGTACAGCGCCGCGCTGGAGCCGGAACTGTGGGCGATGAATGACGCGTACATTGAGCCGCCTCGTCTGCTGTTTTGCTCATCAGTTCGTGTGCCGTATGACGCGCTGGTCGGGGAAATATCTCCGGGCAATGACGGGATTAGTCAGGTGACGGCTATTCAGTACCACCCAGGGAAGTACGCCTACGACGACGCCACCTACCCCGGCGACGCCGCTTAACAGCAAATCAAAATTATCTGACCCGCTACGGCGGGTTTTTTATGCCCGGAGCGAGCATGACCAAATACGCCACTAATAATCCAATAGGGTCAATGGATCCGAAGGACCTTTTCGATAACGCTCAGAACCTCGACTACGCTGTAAACGATATTACCCAGGCTATATGGAAGGACCGCTTCGGCAGGAACCGACCGACGATGTTCGGCATGGAGCAGTCTTTTTCAGCTCAGCTGCTCAGTCAGCAACAGCGCTTTGACATTTTTATCCAGAGCTCAGGATATGATGTTGTTGGGGAATATACTTCTGGCCCGCTAACTATTAGCGAATACAATCAGCTAGTTCGCTATAACAACGAACTCTGGAAATTAACAGCCGCAACCAAGCCCCCATTCACGACGACCGGTAACGACGCGGCATCATGGGTGAACGATTCCGCCCATTTCGTCAGTGTGGGTGATGCGGCATTGCGACAGGAATTAGGCGCTCGCGGTGGATCTAGTTTGATTGGTGATTCATTCAAACCAGCAACCTGGTCTCAGTTTGCTGGCGGCGCAGACCCCGCTGGCAGCTCCGATTCAACAGCAGCTTTAATTTCAGCCTATGATGCAGCAGAAAGCGGCACAATAATCTTTATACCTAAAGGGATGTATAAAGAAGGTTCTGAAATAAAAGAGATCCGCTCTGATTCACTATGGTTAGATCGTGACTTCGGCGAAGGGGTGGGAGTAACAACCGAAACCCGAAAAACGCCTCTACTGATAACGGTTGGCAACCCCGACGAGCCAGTGCTTAGCTCTGAGCATACGCGATCAGGTATAAATATTACCGCCATCGGTCGGGGGGCACAGCATATCGACTGCATCCGTGCCACCACAATCAACTATTCGACCAACGGCAATGGCAATACCGCAATCTATGCCGCTGCACTGTCGGTTCCAGGTGCGCTTTGGACAGCGGCGCTACATGGTGAAATTAAACACCAGGGGAATTCAACGATTGCAGTGTCTGCGGAAGCGGCAAGCTATTCTGATAAAGGCACCTTTTATGGCGCGGTTCTAAATAACACGACTGGCACCGCCGCGGAAAATCACCCTACGACGGGCGCGCCAGCGATATTGCACCCATCAGCTACTGCGCTCTACATCACAGGGAGTAATCAGCGCGGTGAAATGGGGCAATGGATACGCGGCATCCGGTTCTCACCCCTGTCAATGCGTGTAACCGGCACTCTTGTTCGCGATGAATCAGCATGTGCGCAAGGGTGGTGGTCACAGCCTTCTTCCTCGAAAACCATTGCTGACATTTTCCTGGAAGGAACGGCTCCAGTGGGCGCTATTTTCCAGGGTAACTATGCAACTGGCAACGCTATCCGCCTGGCATCTGGGCTTGGCATTGCATATGAGGGGACGGGGGCCATTAAGACAAAGTACGACAGCTCAACCCTGAGGTGGGGGTTGTTCAGTGGCGCAGTCGAGAGGGTGACTTTTCACACCGCCACCCCTGGTATGTATTTCAACGGTGTCCGCGTAGTGGCCGGTCAGCAGGCAGCAATTCCTAACGCGACTGCGGAAACACTAGTCACCACCATGAACCTTTTGCTGGCGGCCAACAGGAATCATGGCTTGATAGCAACTTCTTAATCTCATCATAAAAGGAATCAAATATGGAAACTGTATCAATTACATTTAATGCCCAACAATTATCAATTATCGGGGAAGCATTGGGTAATCTGGCCTACCGAATTGCCGATCCTGTTGTGAAACACATTAATCAGCAGATCGCTCAGCAAGAAGAGCAAGAAAAATTAAACACGCCAGAAAGAACAGAAGAAATTGATGATAGTGTAAGCGAGGCCAAATTATGATTTATGAAAAATATACAGCACATAATATGCCAATTATTAAAGTTAACGGGAGTAATTGGAGTGTGGGGTTTTACCTAAAGCCTAATGCAGAAATTCAAGTGACAGGGGAAAAGCCTTGTCTAAACGATTTCCGCGACGCATTTTCGATTTCGCTTTTCCCGCTTCCTGCAATTGATGCACTCTACGTTGCAACATGCGTTGCCTTTGATGAAAACGGTCGAGGTAACTCATAATGGCCTTAAAAACTAACGAAGCAACTAACGGCCTCTATATTCGCGTAGAGCTTCCCCGGGTATACGGAAAGTATCGTGCACAGTTCGATCTTATTCAGTACGTTGACCACCCAGTAACTGGTGAGAAAACAGAGATTGGGCGGGAAATGATGGAGTGTGATTATGCTCTTGATGGGCCTAACATCTTTGAGCAGTGCTATGTACACGCGAAAGAGAAACTCCCTTACGCCACGCTCGATTGCTGAAAGAACAACCGACTTACCTTTCTGGCGGCGGCATTGATAGGTGTCGCCGCATTGATCTGCCCTCCTTTTAAAACTACTGTATATAAAAACAGTAAAAGGAGTGCAGATCATGGGGTTTCCCTCACCGGCTGGCGATTACGTAGAGCAACGTTTTTCACCGGCCAGCATGTGCATAACTAATACCAGTCGCATCCTAGAAACATCATCGGGCTATGCGATCATCGAGCCGTGCACCAGGCTGGTACAGAATCAGGTGCTGCTGATTTTGTCCGGCGGCCGCACTCAGTTTGCCCGGGTTATGGGCAGAGCGCTGATTTGTGATGATGGTGAAGCGATCGAGGGTGAGGCAGAGGAAGAAGTGGAGGTGATGGGGCGGGTGACGTTCTTCATCAACAGTGCGCTGCAGGATGACAGGGTGGTGTGATGGGTGGCATTACGCCACCTTGCCATCCAGATAGTCAGCCCACCACTGCATCATCTCGCGGCGCTTATCTAGGTACTGAGCGTGGTTGTATATGCCCCGGGTAGAGCCGCTGTTAGTGTGGGCCAGTTGCTTTTCTATCGCATCTGACGGCCATTCGTGCTCGTTCATTATGGTGCTGAACTCGTGTCGGAAGCCATGTCCGCTCTCTATCCCCTCATAGCCGATCCGCTTAATAACCTGCAGCACTGCGTTCTCGCAGATAGGTTTCTTTTTATCATTGCGGCCAGCGAAGACAAATTCAGATACGGGTTCAGTCACAGGCCTGAGGCTTAAAAGCAAATCTATTACCTGCTGCGACATAGGGACAACATGCAGCTTCCGGCTTTTCATTACTTCTTCGTCGATGGTGATCAGCCTGTTTTCAAAGTCGACGTTTTTCCATTGCATTGAGCGGAGTTCTATCGTTCTGAGGACTGTATACCTTAGAACCTTCGCTGCCACCTTTGAAACTATACTCCCGGAAAACCCATCCAGAGCACGCCCGAACGCCGGAAGCTGGTCTGCAGGAAGGAAAGGGAAGTTCTTTTTCCGGTATCCTTTCATCGCGTCGGCAAGGTCTGGCGCCGGGTTATATCGAGCCCGTCCTGTCACGATCGCATATCTGAAAACCTCCCCGCAGCGCCTCCTGGCTTTGTTGGCTCTCTCCATTGCCCCGCGTTCTTCGAACCGGCGGATCACCTCCAGTATCTGCATTGGCTCAATTTCATGAATCTCCATTGCGCCAATCATCGGTAAGATATCATCCCTGAACATCCGCGACAGCTCGTCAGCATACCCGATAGACCACACCTGTTTTTTGTGCTCATACCACTCATGGTATATAGAAGAGAAGGAGTTATCCTTCGTTGACATCTTCTTTGCTTTTACCGGGTCGATACCGACAGAGACATCCTTCCTCGCCAGCCAGGCTTTATCTCTGGCCTCCTGCAAAGACATAAGTGGATATTTTCCCACCGTTAATACTTTCTCTTTACCGTCGATCTTATAGCGAAGCTGCCACACCTTTTTCCCGGATGCCGGTACATAAAGGTATAGCCCGTTGCTATCAAGCAGGCGATAGGGTTTGTCTTTTGGCTTTGCCGCGTCGATCTGCTTGATGGTCAGCAT